TTTTTATACAAAATTACCGATACCGCCGGGTTAAGCGGGAGAAAGGAAGAATAAAATGTCAGAATTTAAATCAATCGAAACACAAGAGGAACTGGACCGAATTATCCAGGATCGTTTAAGCCGTCAAAAAGAGTCTATTGAAAAGCAATATGCTGACTATGAAACCCTTAAAGCGGAAAAACAAGAATTAGAAACAAAGACAGCTGCTTTACAGGCAACCATCGAAGAGACGAGCACATCGGCTAAAGCTCACGAGCAAACATTGGCTGATCTGAATGCAAAAATAACAGGCTATGAAACTGCGAACTTGCGCACAAGAATCGCTTTGCAAAATGGATTGCCGTTTGATTTGGCGGATAGATTGGTTGGCACTGATGAAAATAGCATTAAGGCTGATGCGGAACGGTTAGCTGCGTTTGTAGGCAAGCAAACTATTGTCCCGCCTTTAAAAGGCGCGGAACCACCGCTCGGAGAAGGTAAAGACGCAGCATACAAGTCACTACTAGAAAATTTAAATTTAGAAGGAGAGTAAAACAATGACATTATCAAAAGGAAATTTATTCGACCCGGAATTAGTAACAGATTTAATTAATAAGGTAAAAGGGAAAAGCTCTTTGGCCGTTTTGTCTCAGCAGATCCCAATCCCTTTCAACGGGCAGAAAGAATTCACGTTTACTATGGATTCCGAAATCGACGTTGTTGCTGAAAATGGTAAAAAAACACACGGTGGCGTATCAATCGAACCGTTAACAATCATTCCGATCAAAGTGGAATACGGCGCGCGCGTGTCTGATGAGTTCTTGTTGGCTTCGGATGAAGAGAAGATCAGCATCATTAAATCTTTTAATGATGGATATGCGAAAAAACTTGCAAAAGGTTTAGATTTAATGGCAATGCATGGTGTTAACCCTAGATCAGGTTTAGCATCTGCCGTTATTGGTACAAATCATTTTGATAACCGCGTAACACAAAACGTCACTTTCACTTCAGCTACTCCAGACGATAATATCGAAGCGGCAGTTGCTATGGTCCAAGCTTCCGGTGGAGTTATTAGCGGTATGGCTATGTCACCAACGTTTTCTGCCGCTTTGGCAGCGTATAAAGTAAATAACGTCAAACAGTTCCCAGAGTTAGCCTGGGGAGCTAATCCAGGATCTATCAATGGCCTTAAAAACGACATCAACGCTACTGTTTCTGCATATAATAACGACCATGTCATTTTGGGAGATTTCGCAGATAGCTTCAAATGGGGTTATGCAAAACAAATTCCGCTTGAAATTATTAAATACGGTGATCCGGATAACTCTGGGCAAGACTTGAAAGGTTATAACCAAGTCTATCTGCGTTCTGAGACATACTTAGGATGGGGAATTATGGATGCCGAGAGCTTTGCGATCGTTAAAGGGGTGTAATTATGAAATATAAAAATACACGAACAGGGGCTGTTATAAGCAGCCTCTCTGTCATTTCGGGGAAATACTGGATAAAAGTCGAAGACCATGCCAGCGACGAAGAAAAAGCAAGCGTCGATGCTCCTATTAAATTAGCGGATAGTCCTATTGCAAATCCAATTGTTGAAGAGGCCACTGAAGAAGTTGATGATAGTGCAGACGGAATCGATGGGATTACGGTTAAGCAAATCAAACAAGAGCTGGATGCTTTCGGCATCAAGTATGATCCAAAGCTAAAGAAACAAGAACTATATGATTTGATGATTAATGGGAAGTGATGGTTATGTCGTCTTTTGCAACAATCAGCGATGTGGAAACGCTGTGGCGCTATTTAAAGCAGGATGAAACGGACAGGGCAAGTTTTTTACTTGAGGTAGTATCCGACTCGTTGCGTATCGAAGCAGAAAAAGTCGGTAAGGATCTGGATGCAATGGTTTTAAATAGCGCGGCTTATGCAAATGTAGTTAAGTCTGTTGCTGTTGACATTGTCGCTAGGACGTTAATGACGTCCACAGACCAGGAGCCTATGACACAATTTAACCAGACTGCCCTGGGCTATTCTGCCTCAGGTTCCTTTCTGGTGCCTGGCGGCGGCTTATTCATCAAAAAATCAGAATTAGCTAGATTGGGTTTGCGCAGACAGAGATATGGGGTGATTAACCTTTATGGCGATAATTAAAGGTATAACGGTGACTCTGACCGGGAAAGAAGTTGCCGGTACGGATCCATTCGGAGCGCCTATTTTTGAAGACAAGGAAATATTAGTGAATAACGTCCTGGTCAGCCCGACATCCGCTGAAGATGTCATTAACCAACTCACTATCACCGGGAAAAGGGCGGTCTATACGCTTGCCATTCCTAAGGGCGATGAAAATGTATGGGAAGATCAAGAAGTGCATTTCTTCGGTGAAAAATGGCGGGTCTTCGGCATCCCTTTGCAAGGCATCGATGAACTTATCCCTCTTGCGTGGAATAAGAAAGTGATGGTGGAACGATATGATTAGTAAGTTTGAGCTAAACCGAAAAGGTGTGGCTGAATTAATGAAATCCGACGGGATGCAAGCGGTTCTGAATGATCATGCATCCGCAATTCGAAACCGCTGCGGAGACGGATATGAGCAAGATATTTACGTCGGTAAGAATAGGGCGAATGCAATGGTTAGAGCTGAAACTCTTAAGGCTAAAAAAGATAATTCAAATAACAACACTTTACTAAAGGCGGTTAAATAAATGATTGAGACGATTATTAAAAACCACCTTGACTCAGAGCTAGAGGTTGAAGTTTTTCTAGAAAAGCCGAGTTCAAAAATCGAGAGTTATGTTGTTTTGGAAAAAACAAGCAGCGGCAAGAGAAATCACTTGCCGACTGCTGTTTTTGCGTTTCAAAGCTACGCAAAGAGCCTATATGCTGCAGCAGAACTGAACGAAAAAGTAAAAGATTCAGTAGAAAACTTAATTGGGCTGGATGAAATAAGAGGAATCAGCTTAAACAGTGACTACAACTTCACGGATGTCACAACAAAAGAGTACCGGTATCAAGCTATATTTGATATCGGACATTATTAGGGGGAAAGTATATGTCAACAACAGAAAATGTTTCGACGGCAAAGCCTAAGGTTGGTGGGGCGATTTATTCCGCCCCGTTAGGAACAGTTTTACCAACGAGTGCGCTAACAGCTGTTGGGGTGGAATTTAAAAGCTTGGGCTATATCTCAGAGGACGGAATGAGCAACGCCAATTCGCCGTCTACGGAAACGATAAAAGCCTGGGGTGGCGACATTGTCGATATGGTCCAAACGGAAAAAGGTGATACGTTTAGCTATACGTTGATCGAAGCGACTAACGTAGAAGTCCTGAAGGAGGTATACGGATCCGCTAACGTGACAGGAACGATTGATACAGGCATTCAAATCAAGGCGAATTCGAAAACGTTAGAGGCGCACTGCTTGGTGGTTGACATGATCCTGAAAGGCGGCGTTTTGAAACGAATCGTTGTACCTAATGGACAAGTAGCGGAAATCGGAGAAATCGTATATGGGGACGCTGAGGCTATCGGATACGAGACTACGATTCAGGCGCTACCTGACGAAGAAGGAAACACGCACTATGAGTATATCCAGAAACCAGCGGAGGCGTAATCGATGATTAAAGGAAAAACTAAATCAGGATTTTCATACGAGTTAGATAAGGAGCGTTTGAACAACTATGAATTGTTGGAAGCAATCGAAGAATTGGAAGAAAACCCGCTGGTCCTTTCTCGTGTAGTTAATTTATTACTGGGAAAAGATCAAACTAAGAAACTGAAAGACCACATCAGAAACAAAGACGGGATCGTTCCGACCGAAAAAATTTCAGAAGAAATTACGGAAATCTTCCAAAATCAAGGTGAAACAAAAAACTCCTAATCCTCGCTGGAATGATCAATCTAGACGAGGAATCTTTAATATGCGATCTTGCAGAAACTTACCAAATATACGATTACAAACGGCTACCACTTCAATTGGTTGCCGTTTTTTCTTGTGGTTTGAGGGAAAATTCCAGAATAAAAATGAAGCTCAGTCAGCAAACTGCTTCAATCGACACTATGTTGTTGGCCGGAATTACCGACAAGTTGAGCATTCTTCTTTGGACGCAGACAAAAGATGGCCAAAAGGGTAAAAATCGCCCAATCTCTATCCTGGAAAAAGTGCTCAATTTGCCAAAAAGAAGGAAAGAAGAAGTCGCGTTTGCTTCAGGAGAAGAATTTGAATCTACAAGGAATCAATTATTGCAAAATCTAAAAGCGGGAGGTGATTTAGATTGGCAACAGAATTAGGGCAAGCCTATGTGCAAATCATGCCGTCCGCAAAAGGGATTAGCGGATCCATTCAAAAACAATTAGATCCTGAAGCAGATTCGGCCGGGAAAAGCGCCGGAATGAAAATCGGTGCTGGATTAATGGTAGCTGCTGCAGCAGCGGTCGCTGCAACCGGAGTGGCACTAGGGAAAATTATCTCATCATCCTTGTCGGAAGGGGCGAATTTACAACAATCGTTAGGTGGGATTGAAACGCTATTTAAAGGCAGCGCGGATAAAGTGAAGCAATATGCCAATGATGCGTACAAAACGGCCGGATTATCTGCAAATGATTACATGGAAAGTGTGACTGGATTCAGCGCAAGCCTCCTGCAGTCAATGGGCGGAGATACAGAGAAGGCTGCCGAAACTGCAAACATGGCCTTGATTGATATGTCTGACAATGCAAATAAGATGGGTACCAGCATGGAATCCATCCAATATGCATATCAAGGGTTTGCGAAGCAGAATTACACGATGCTGGACAACCTTAAGCTCGGATATGGTGGTACCAAAGCCGAGATGGAACGATTATTAGCGGATGCTACTAAGCTAACGGGCGTAGAATACGATATCAACAACTTAAATGATGTGTATACCGCCATTCACGCTGTACAAGAAGAATTGGGAATTACCGGCACGACCGCAAGAGAATCCGCAGAAACTTTTAGCGGTTCGCTAGCTTCGATGAAGTCGGCTTTTTCTAATGTTTTGGGCGGCTTGTCACTTGGCCAGGATATACAACCTGCACTTCAAGCTTTGGCAGAAACAACTTCCACTTTCTTTTTCGGAAACTTTTTGCCGATGGTATCAAACATTTTGAAATCTTTACCAAGTGCGATTGCCACCTTCTTCCAATCGGCCGCACCTCTATTCACACAAGCTGGAACAGAATTTTTAAATAATTTAGGGATAGGCATTTCCGGTGGAATGGGAGGGCTTCTTGCAACGGTTATGAGTACCATTTCGCCGATTGTAAATGCCTTCCAAACCGTTTTTGGACAATTACCGGTATTATTCCAAACCGTTGTGGATGCAATATCCCCGATCATCACGACGATTGCCACAGCTTTTACCCAGCTGGATTTCAGCGGACTCCAAACACTAATAACCGCCATCGTTCCGGCAATAACGAACGCATTTAGCGTGATGATGGCTATTGTCAGTCCAGCAATAGACATGGTTGTCAACTCTTTTGTTGGGATGTGGAACGCGATTCAGCCGCTACTAGCAATTTTAGCGGATGCATTGATGCCAGTCCTTCAGGTAGTCGGCGCATTCTTGGGCGGTGTTATAAAAGGGGTTCTAATTGGCGTATCTGCCGCGTTTGATTTCATCAGGACGGTTGTCGAGCTTTTAACACCGGCAATTTCTTGGCTTGTAGAAGCTTTTAAATCATGTGTACCAGCGCTAACAGTAGTAGCCGAATGGGTAGGTGTAGCGATCGGGATGTTCACCAATTTGAGCAGCTCCGGAAACTCATTGAAGACCATCATAAGCAATGCATGGACAAACATTAAAACAGCAATTTCTACAGCCGGAAGTCTTATTTCAAGTGTAATTAACACGATTAAAACGGTTTTCAGCTCATTAAGTTCCGCTGGAAGCGTGCTGAGCGGTGGTTTGAGTTCCGTTTGGAATTTAATCAAGTCAGCTATTTCCTTGGCTGGTAGTGCGATCACTGGTGTAATCAATGGCGTTAAATCTATATTCAGCGGGCTAGGAACGGCTGGGAGTTCGTTGCAAAGCACCATGAGCAGCGCTTGGAATGGTATGAAAAATGCGATATCCGGTGTAGCCTCGGGAATTACCGGAATCGTAGACGGAATTAAAAATACTTTTAACGGATTAAAAAACATTAGTTTAAGCGGCGCCGGGTCCGCAATCATGAACGGATTTTTGAACGGTCTGAAATCCGCATATGGGGCCGTAAAGGATTTTGTTGGCGGCATTGCAGGATGGATTGCCAAGAACAAAGGGCCGATCTCGTATGACAAAAAACTGTTAATACCAGCAGGTAATGCAATTATGCA